TGCTACCATCACCGAAGTAGCCGCGCAAGCAGCAACAGATCCCGACGAAACCGAAACCCCAGAAGTTCCAGAGGAGGAACCCGTGGAAGCAACACCCGCACAGGCAGAGGTCGTCGAGGCCGCAGCCATTCCGACCCCCGCACTTCCGGCACAGGCCAAGCGCAAGTTCGCCATGCCGTCCGCCGGTGAGTACCTCGCCGCGTACCACATCGGTGGCGACACGTTCCGCAAGGTCAACGAGGCGTTCATCGAGGCCGCCCGCTCACAGCAGACCGCACTGCAGGCCGCCGCAGGCGACGTTCTCACCACCGACACCCCGGGTCTTCTCCCGGTGCCGGTCCTCGGCCCCGTGTTCGACGATCTCAACTACGTCCGGCCCGTGGTCGCCGCAGTCGGCGCGCGCGCTATGCCCGACGGTGGCAACCAGAAGACGTTCATTCGTCCGACGTGGACCACGCACACCAGCGTCGCCGCGCAGACCCCGGAACTGAACGCCGTCTCGGCCACCACGCCGGTGATCGCGTCCAACGTGGTAAGCAAAACCACGCTCGCCGGGCAGGTCACGCTGTCAGTTCAAGACGTGGACTTCACGTCGCCGGGCGCAATGGAAATCATCCTGCGCGATCTTGCGTCGCAGTACCTCATCGCCAGCGACAACCTCGCCGCTGACCAGATTGTGGCGCAGGGCGCCGCATCAGGCGTGACGTGGACGGTGAACCAGACCGACCCGACCGACCTGATCAGCACCCTGTACGAGGTCGCAGAGTCCATCCTCACGGCCACTCGCTTCCTGCCCGACCACCTGTTCGTGGCCCCGGACGTGTGGAAGAAACTGTCGCAGCAGTTGGACGCCGACAAGCGTCCTGTGTTCCCGTACGCCGCAGCCGCCGGTCTCATGGGCGTCAACGGCATGGGCACCCAGAACATCACGTCGTACAACACGCTGAACCCGCTCGGCCTCAACCTCGTCGTGGACGCAAACTTTGCGTCCGGCACAATGGTTCTCGCCCGCGGCAACGCCGTCGAGTTCTACGAGCAGATCCGTGGCCTCATGTCCGTCGAGGCGCCGTCCACACTGGGCCGCACCTTCTCGTACTACGGCTACTGCGCCGCTTTCATCGCAGACGCGACGATGGTGCAGAAGATCACCGTCGCCTAACCCTAGGCACACGGTCACGCCATGTCGGAGATTGCGTACGTCGTCCGGGCCATGCGTCTGGACGACTACGCAGTCATCCAACTACTTACCAACGTTGACGTAACCGTCAGCCAAGAAGTCGAGATAGCCGGTGTCGGCAACGGCTTCAACGACTCAGGCATCATCGTCACCGCGCTGCCCCAGTACGAGTTCATCGGGGTGGACAACCTTGGCGAACTGCAGTTCAACTACGAGAACCCGATACCGAATCAGATTCTGTACCAGAACCCGGGTGACAACGAGATTTGGTACGCGGTCGATCCGTACGGGACGCTGGAGTGGAACCCTGTTTGCACATGGATTACCAACGCCAACGTGACCGAATGGCTGGGCATCGCCGTTGCCACCGCTAATGACACCGCGTTCATAACGAAGTGCGTGTCGGCCGCTAACGCGTTTGCGTACCGGCGCAGACAGGAATCCGGCTACTTGACCGATGAACTGACCGTCAGCCCCGGCGGCGACGTAACCCTTGGCACCATCATGTATGCCGCGTTGCTGTACCGCGAGCGCGGATCCGCTGACTCGTTTGCATCGTTTGACTCGATGGGGACTTTCCCTGTGCCGTCAGCCCTTGGACGCATCTTGCAGTTGCTGGGTGTCGGCCGTCCGCAGGTTGCGTAAATGGCTGCCACCGGCATCCTGTGGGACGCGGTCAACGCCACCAAAACCGCGCTAGTGGCCCTCAACCTTGGCTACGAGGTTGTCACCGATCCGCGCAACGCTCGACCCATGACGTTCTTTCTGGAACTACCCACCGTCGAGGCGTTTACATACAACGTGGGTGACATTACGTTGCGCATTCGTGTTTGCGCGCCACCGCCCGGTAACCAAGACGCATCCGATTGGCTGCTGACACAGGCTGACGCCATCATGAATTCGGCAATAGCCGTGACAGACCTGCGCCCGTCTGTCATGATTATTGGCGGCGGGCAGGAACTGCCGACTTACGATCTCACCGTGCGGGTAGCCGTACGGCGCAACTAGCAAAAGGACAACCATGGCCACCAGCACATTCCTTTCCAACGCCACCGTCAACATCACGCAGGGCGTCACCACCACCGACCTGTCCGATCAGTGCCGCAGCGTCACCATCACAGTCGGCTACGACCCGCTGGAGTCCACCGCCATGGGCGACACCGGCCACCGTTTTGTCAGCGGCCTCCAGAGCGTCGAGGTCACGCTGGAGATGTTCCTGTCGTACGGCGCAACCGAGGTTGAAGGGGTGCTTAATTCGTGCAACGGCACCGGGACCACCACGCTGACCATCAGCCCCTCCGGGACCACGGAGTCGGCCACGAACCCCGAATACGTCATTACCAACGCCATGCTGGAGAACTTCACCCCAATTGCGTCTACCGTCGGGGAACTCGCAATGGTCACCGCCGTCTTTACGGGCGGAACTTGGGTCCGCGACGTCACCTGACCTACCCACAACCTAGGGAGAACCAATGCAACTGAACCTGCACGTCACCACCAACGACGGCGACGACTACACAGTCACCACCAACCTGTTCGTGGTTGTCGCATGGGAACGCAAATTCAAGCGCAAAGCATCCGAACTGGCCGCCGGTATCGGCGTCGAAGATTTGGCGTTTATGGCGTTTGAGTCCTGCAAACAGTCCAATGTGCCGGTGCCAGCAGTGTTTGATGATTACATCAAGAAACTGGCATCCATTGAGGTTGTGGGGCAGGAACCCGAAAACCCTTCCTGAAAGGCTCGTACATTCACGCGCTCGCCACTGTTCTGGTGGCGACGGGGTACTGGCCGCCGCAAATACCGTTTGAAGGGCGCGAACTAGCCACGGTTGTTACTATCTTGAACGAGCAAGCGAGGAAACGATGACAACCACAGCCAACATCTCGCTAGTCGGCGTTGAGGACGCGATCAAGGCTTTACGCAAGATTGACCCTGAGTTGCGTAAACAATTCAACCGTGACGCCAAAGACATTGCCCAGCCAGCCATTGTTGAGGCGCAAAACAACTACCCCGAAATGCCGTTGTCTGGCATGAACCGGCAGTGGCAATCCAAGGGCCGCGTCTTGTTCCCGTACATTGCCGCCAAAGCCCGCCGCGGGGCCAAGGTCAAGGTGGACACCAGCCGTAAAACCAGCAATGTCATTTTGATCCAACAGACCGACCCGGGCGCAGTCATCTTCGAGACCGCTGGCAGGCGCACAAACAACCTTCTGGGGCGTTCTCTGGGCACTGTGGCCCCGACTGAGACCCGAGTGCTGTCAAAGGCCGTAGAAGCCAACAGGAGCCGTCTAGAAGCAGGTTTTGAGCGTCTAGTGCGTGACGTCATGCGAACCGTCAACGAGGAAACCCGCTAATGGCCATTTCAATCCCCATCATTTCCGAGTTTGTTGATTCAGGCGTCAAAAAGGCCGTCAAAGAGTTTAAGCAACTGGAAACCACCGGCGAGAAAGCCCAGTTTGCAATTAAGAAAGCAGCGGTTCCGGCAGCGGCGGCGTTGGCTGGGTTGGGCGCAGCCCTCTTTGACGCCACCAAGGGCGCAATGGAGGACGCGGCCGCCCAAAAGGAATTGGCTCGCCAGTTAGGTATTTCCACTGGGGCAACCGACGACCAGATCAAGTCTGTCGAGGGCTGGATTAGCAAACAAGGCGAATTGCTGGGTTTTAGCGATGACCAGTTACGCCCAGCCTTAGCGTCGCTGTCTCGCGTTACCTATGACCTAGAGGAATCGCAGAAAGCGGCCACGCTTGCAATGGACATTGCGGCCGCCACCGGCAAACCATTGGAAACCGTCACGAACGCTTTGGCTAAAGCATACGGCGGAAACACGGCTGCGCTAGCCAAATTGGATCCGTCGCTGCGGGACATGATCAAGGGCGGCGCAAGCCTCGATGAAGTGTTTTACGCGCTCGGTGGAACGTTTGGTGGGGCTGCACAGGAAGCAGCCAACACTGCTGAGGGCGGGTTCAAGCGTCTAGGTATTTCGTTGGCCGAAACCAAGGAAAGCATTGGCGCAGCGTTGCTACCGATTGTCGAGAAGGCGTTGCCGGTGTTGCAAAAGTTTGCAAAGTGGGCGCAAGACAACCCCACACTATTTACGGCTATTGCGGCCGCTATCGGTGCCGTGTCAATCGCAATTATGGCTGTCAACGCAGCAATGGCTCTCAACCCGTTTACCGCTATCGCCGCTGGAATTGCGTTACTTGTTGTTGGCGTTGTGGCGGCTTATAAAAAGTTTGAGACGTTCCGAAACATCATCAAATCAGTCATAAACGGTGTTGCGTCTTATTTTGAGTTTGTTGCCAACGCATGGGTAACAACTGCAAACATCATCATTCGCGGTATCAACCTCATCAAGCCCGGCAAAGACATTCCGAGCATTGGGCGGATCTCGATCGGGCGTATGGGCGGCGACGAGGAAACCGGCGGCGGCGGCGGCCTCAACGTGCCCAAAATGGCTGCCGGTGGCATTGTGACCAGCCCCACGCTTGCACTAATCGGTGAGGCAGGCCCGGAGGCTGTGGTGCCGTTGTCGAAAATGGGGGCTATGGGCGGTGTCACTATCAACGTCCATGGTGGGGATCCGCAGTCGGTGGTGGACGCTATCCAGCGGTGGACCCGCCAGAACGGGCCGTTGCCGATTGCGGTGACGTACTAGGCCATGGCTATCCCGTACTGGACTATTGAGAAAGCCCCGGGCGCGTTCGTTACCAACATCCAAACGGTGACGTTCCGCAGCGGCCGTCGAGTCCTGTCGGACTTGTACTCGTCTGGGCAAGCGACAGTCAGTGGGCGCCGCCCCGACCTGTTGCCAACGCTTGCTATCGGGGACACGCTGATCATGCGCCTCTACAATCCGAACACGTCTCCCGCCACGATCTTCAAGCGGGACATGAGAGTCTCAGACCTGCAGATTACCTACGGCACTGTCGCCGCTATGGACACCTACACGCTCACCCTTGAAGACGCGTTTGCAATTGCGGGCCGGTCACGCGTGACACGCACTTGGGCGTCGGGCACAAGCACCAAAACCGCGTTTGAGAACGTATGCACGGACATCGGCGTCGTGTACAACACGGTGGTTGCGACTACCCCCAAAACCATGTCTGCGACAACTGTGACCGACGAAAACGCGTTGGCCGTTCTACAAAAAATTGTCAACACGGAGCAGGGTTTGCTGTATGCGTACGCAGACGGCTTGGAGTATTACACGCGGCAATGGCAGTCAAACACTGACTTTTACGCGTTTGGGGATGCTGGCGGCGCAAACACCACCTACCAGCAGGTGCAGTTCCTTTCGATGGCGGACAACTATGCCACCTATGTGCTGGTCACAATTGACGGCGGTACGCCCACAGTGTCCGGCACCGGGATTTATTCGTACAACATTGACACCTATGCGTTAAACGCGTCGGAGGCGTTGTCAGTGGCTCAGTATGTCAAGGGTGCGTTGGCTGATACGACGTCGGTCCCGAACACGTTGTCGGTTCTGTTGAACACTGAGTCGTCAAGCCGCACGTTTGGGGCTATGGGGCAGAACACCGGGGTGACGTTGACGTTGCGGAGCCAGACGTACACGGCGAACGTAATTGGGTTTACGGTGAGCAGCACCCCTGAGCAGACCCGGGTGACGTTTCAGTTGGCGGGAACGGAGCAGTACGCGTATTTGGTGCTTGATGACACTGTTTACGGCACCCTCGATTACAACAGGTTAGGATTCTGATATGGCCACACCGACCAACCTTCCCGGTTCATTTTCTGTTGGGCAGGTGTTGACCGCCGCAGAAATGAACAATTTGCGCGGCGCATTTCGCATTTTGCAAGTGGTGTCAGCAACGTACGCTACGCAGCAAAGTTCTACGTCAGCGACGTTTGCCGATACTGGCCTGACGGCAAACATCACTTGTCAATCAACAAGCAGCAAAGTGCTTGTGTTATACGCTCAAAACGTTTACACCACTGCGGTCAACACCGGCGTGGCGTTGCGAATCGTTCGCGGGTCAACAACTCTCATTACAGACGAGGATTATGGTTATTCGGCGGGTGGTGCCACTACGGAAAACTGTTTCAATGTTTACTTTGATTCCCCGAACAGCACGTCGTCGTTGACGTACAAAACGCAATTTGCCAGAAATCAAGGCACAGGCACCGTTTATGTCAACACGCTTGGAACTAACAACACTGCACGGCTTCTTTTGTTTGAGATTTCGGCATGACACTCCAGAACCCCAGTAAAGCCCTCATAGCCCTCGTCGCCCTCATCTGCATCACCGTCCTCATCGCAGTAGGCGCAATCGACCCCGACCAAGGCCTGCCCATCATCACCATGATCGTCGGCTACGCAGTCGGCAACGGCATCGCCGCCCGAAAAGGCGACCCCGTAGACCCCATCGTCGGCCCC